TAAAAACTATCTACTCTTAAGGACGAGTAACATCCCGGGCTTTATTTTTATGACAGCTTGTTCTTGAACTTGTCCTTCAGGAACAGCTGTCTTTTTTCTTTTTAGCCACTTTATTTTCATCCTTCCTCACCTCCTTCCTCCTCCTGACGCTATGAGTTTTCTCTTACCCCCAACCAATATATCAACTCCATTGAGTTATTTAACATACAGCGGGGTCTCTTTTTTCCACCGAAAAAGACCGCGCGAGAAAAAACGGGATTGACACCTTCATATATATGTGATACAATTAAATTACGTTGTGAGGCGGCTTATGCCGTCTTTTTTTCTTTTCTGATTTTTATAACTTTGCCGTCATGGCATATTACTGCGTATCCCATCTGCCAAAGTAAATAGCAGTCATTTAAAGTCACCGGTTTTGGCACCTTCTTTTTCCAAAACATTTTCTTCCCTCCTTATGATTAATTTGCAATTAAAAGAGCAACACAAGCACTCATTAAATCTTCAATTTCTTTGCTTACCTTTTCCCAGTCGCAAGCTTCATGCTCGGATATGGTATCATCACAAGCTATTGCTACAACCGTATCATTTGCTTTTAAAACGTCCGACATTTCTTTTTGCAGCCTTAATACTCCTGCGGATAGCCTTTTTGGCTGTACTTCGGGCAAATATCTCTTGCCCAACGGGTTGTTAAGCTTTAAATGTAAGTACCAAAGCCACTTGCAGCCATATACCTCAATCATTCTTAATACCAATTCGCTTGAAGGACATATTGCCCCGTTTTCATATGCGCTCAATGTCCTGATTGGTATAGGCAGCAGTGCGCTTGCTTGTTCCTGTGTCAATCCTGCCTGTTCTCTTGCTTGTTTGTATATATATCCGCAGTATTTCCTCATTCCCTCATCACCCCCTTTTTTGTATAATTAAAAGTAAAAAGTAAGATATTTAAAGAAACCGAACCTCCTCTCATAAGTTTTCATCCCGCGCTTCCCACCAAGCTTGTCCATCAGGGAAGCGCAACCCTAAGGGTTGCTTATGATTTATTTAAGTATTTTTATCTTCATTTTCTTGTTCTAATTTTCTTAAATAAGGTAAGGCTATGTTTACTATCCTGGAGAGGATTGCTTCGATTTCTTCCGGAGACTTTTTGATTGCGTCATCAGCAATTTTTATCGTTGTGTTACCGATTTTGTATTCTTCAATTATGGCCATGATAAACACCTCCGGAATAATGTATTAATTGACTGCTTGACTGTGTTACACATTTATCCAACCACCTGTGTTTTGATTATTTACCTTATCCATCCCTTGCAATGGCAAATGCCGCCATAAAAAATGTTGCGATTGCAGCGCCTATAAACGCACCAGCTAAAAAGGCAAACATTGTATAAACCACCATCCTTTTAGTTATCTGTTAACTCTTGCACATATAGATAGGTATTATGATAAACTTCGCAGAAAACTCAACTTGCCCATAAGAAATATGTATTACCGAATAAATGCCAATCAATTTACAAACAACTATCATAAAACAGCTGTGTTTATATTTTTTTGTTACAAGAATTGTTGTTATTTGCCTTTAGCTTTTTGTTATTTTTAGCCATTATGGGTTCTTTGTTAATGTCATTAACACCATTGCTCCAATTAGTAATACCAGAATAGCAATCTTATCAATATAACCGAAAACTTGATATCAGCTCTGTAAATTGAATTATCATTATTAACATGACAAACAGCTTTAATAATAAAACCATTTATTACCCCCTATGCGGTTTTTGGGCTGTCATTGCTTGTCGAAGTTTCTTGGCGCTTTGCAAAGCTGCTAGGTAAAAAAATATCATTTGGTGTTTTGTTTAAAATAGCTGCAATATCCAATGCTAATTGCAAAGGCATTCTTCTTTTATTATTTTCAAGCTGGCAATAATAACTCTCTGAAACGCCAAGTTTTTCAGCTATTTGTTTTTGTGTTAAGCCAGCTTCCTCGCGAAGTTGTTTTAATTTATTTATGTTATTCATCTTATCTATCACCTCCATTTACTCTTTGCATAATGCCAAGTTCTAGTTTAATTATAAATCCTTCTTTGCAATCTGTCAAGTTTTAATTTTCGTTTTTGCAAAGTTTTGTTTTTTATCTTTAAACTTTGCTATTTGCAAGGTATAATAATTAGTATAGGTGGTGATATATATGAATTTCGGCGAGAGATTGCGTCAAATTAGAAAAGAAAAAGGTTTAACTCAAGCTGAAGTAGCAAAATTGCTGTCGATTGGAGAGTCAACTGTTTCATTTTATGAATCAGGCAAACGACAACCTGATTATGAAACGCTAATTCGTTTATCTGAAACTCTCCATGTTTCAATAGATTATTTATTAGGCAAAACCGACATACGCAATCCATACAGTGAATTTATGGAGTCTGCGAATAAAAAATATGGTTCACATGGAAAAAAGCAAGCTGAAGAATTATTGGAAAATGTACAAGCCCTGTTTTCAGGCGGAGAACTTCCAGACGAAGATAAAGACGAATTCTTCAAGGCTATAACTGAGATTTATTTTGAATCAAAAGAGAAGAATAAAAAGTACACTCCAAATAAGTTTAGAAAGAAAAAAGAAAACTGATTGACGGGTGCCGGCTTATGAAAGATTACATTAAGTACAAAAGCGGAGAATTAATTAACAAATACAAAACCAGAAACCCCTTTGAGCTTGCAGAAGCATTAAATATTAACATAAGATTTTATGACTTTCATGAACTAAAAGGCTTTTATACCTGTTACAAACGTAACAGATACATTGGAATAAACCGAAATTTATGTGAAGTTGAGCAAGTGCTATGTTGTGCCCACGAAATAGGGCACGACCAGCTACATAGGGAACTAACATTATACATGAAAGATTTTAATTTTTTTTCCAACTCTAAAGCGGAATACCAGGCAAATTTAATGGCTGCTCACATACTGATACCTGATGATTTATTGGACAAGTATGCAAAATATAACTATACGATAGAGCAAATCGCAGCTGAAGAAAATTTGTATCCTGATTTGATAAGGCTTAAATATTTGGATTATGGATTTTTTTGATATTTTACTAAAACGAGGTGAGTTTGGTATGGCAATATACCAGCAAACTTTTTTCAATGACTACCTTAAAAAATCTAAAACCATAAAAGCTGATTCACTATGGGAATTTGAACTTAAGAAACAACAGCTTTTTGCTATATGGCAGGAAGAAGAAAATAAAAAAAGAGAAAGAGAAGCTATTCAGAGTTTGAAATTAGCAGAGAAAGAAGAAAAGGAACTATTAAAAAATCAAGCGCTTAAACTATCAGAGGAAGCTAAAAAAGAAATTGAGGAGTATAATAATATTCTTCAGTACACATTGACAATTGATGATAAGCTTGACTGGAATACTCAATACAAAAAGGCAGATTATCCGCCATTTGAAACCAATCTTACAAAACCAGCAATTGAAGATTTTTATATAAAATATAATGTCCCCAAAAAAACCGGGTTAGAATTTATTTTTAAGTCATTAAAAACAAAAAGGGAAAGTTTTGAACACCTTGCGATTCAAGCATATAATGAAGCTATAGAAGAATATTATAAAAAGTTAGAAGAGGAAAACAAACAATACTTAAAAAAGAAACAAGCCTTTGAAAAAGTAATTGAAGAACATAACCGTACTATTACCCAATGGAAAGAAAGCTATGAATTCGGTGAAAAAGAAGCAGTTGAAAAATATGTAAAGGTAATTTTGGAAAATTCAAAATATCCAGCTTCTTTTAACAAGGATTATGAAATTCAATATGACGATAAAACAAAAACACTCATAGTATCATATAACCTGCCAAATCCAGAGCAAGTTCCCAAAGTTACTGAATATAAATTTGTTCAGTCTTCAAAAACTATAAAACCTGTTGAGTTTAAGAAAAAAGAATTTGATATTTTTTATGAAAATATTATTTTGCAAGTCACCCTTAGAACTATCCACGAAGTATTTGAAGCCGATTATGCCAATACAATTGATGTAATAGTATTTAATGGTTGGGTTACTGCTATAGATAAAGCAACTGGAAATGATTTTACATCTTGTATTGTTTCATTACATACCAGAAAAGAAGAGTTTATAAAAATAAATCTTGCTAATGTGGAATATAAAGAATGTGTGCGGTCTCTAAAAGGATTGTTTGCCGGCGCGCTTATTAATTTGGCACCCGTAAAACCAATACTGGATATTAATAAAGAAGATAAAAGGTTTGTGGAGTCAAAAGACGTGTTAGCCCAAATAAATTCTGTTGAAAACTTGGCAACAATGGATTGGGAAGACTTTGAACACCTAGTTCGTCAATTATTTGAAAGAATGTTTAGCGAAAACGGCGCCGAAGTTAAAGTAACACAGGCAAGCCGTGATGGCGGGGTTGACGCCGTTGTATTTGACCCAGACCCAATTAGAGGTGGTAAATTTGTGATTCAAGCAAAACGATATAATAATGTGGTACCCGTTTCTGCGGTGCGGGACCTATACGGTACCGTAATAAATGAAGGCGCAACAAAAGGAATTTTAGTCACAACAAGTTATTTTGGCACTGACTCAATTGAGTTTTCAAAAGATAAACCTCTAACATTAATTGACGGCCAAAACTTGGTATATCTTTTTCAACAATACGGATATAATGTACATATTTCATTAGTTAAATAGAAAATAGATATTAAAGGAGTCAACTTATGTCCTATTGCATATATCTGCGTAAAAGCCGCGCTGATTTGGAAGCGGAAGCCCGGGGCGAAGGCGAAACGCTAAAGAGGCATGAGCAGGCGTTGCTTGAGCTTGCGAAAAAAATGAAAATTAATGTTACTGAAATATACCGCGAAATCGTGTCGGGTGAAACAATAGCCTCACGCCCGGTTATGCAACAGTTACTTTCAGATGTTGAACAAGGGCTATGGGAAGGCGTGCTTGTAATGGAAGTGGAAAGGCTTGCCCGTGGTGACACAATCGACCAGGGGATTGTGGCCCAGACCTTCAAGTATTCAGGGACTAAAATTATCACGCCATTGAAAACCTACGACCCCAACAACGAATTTGACGAGGAATATTTTGAATTCGGGCTTTTTATGTCAAGGCGCGAGTATAAAACCATAAACCGCAGGCTCCAGCGGGGCCGCCTTGCCTCCGCGAAAGAAGGCAAATGGGTGGGAAATAAACCACCATATGGTTATGTAAGAAAAAAGCTTGAAAAAGAAAAAGGATATACATTAGAACCTCATCCTGAACAAGCTAAAATAGTAAAAATGATATTTGAATTATATACCAAAGGGGAACGCCAAAAAGACGGAAGCTACAACCGCCTTGGCGTTTCCCTTATTGTCCGCAAGCTAAATGAGCTTCATATTCCCCCCGCAAAAGGTGATGTATGGGTTCCAACAAGTATTCAAACAATATTAAAAAATCCTGCGTATATAGGGAAAGTGCGCTGGAATTTCAGACCCCAAGTAAAGAAAATCATTGACGGAAAGATAAAAAAAGCCCGTCCCCGTACAAAACCAGAGGACTGGATACTTGTAGAGGGGCTGCATGAGCCAATTATTGATGAGGCGACTTGGAATTTAGCGCAAAAATATCTTGCAGAAAATCCTCCGAAGCCATGCCCGACAGGAAAATCTGTCCAAAACCCACTTGCAAGTATTATAGTATGCGGGGTTTGCGGGCGGAAAATGCAGCGCAGACCATATGGCGGCAGGCAGCCTGACTCGCTAATTTGCCAAAACACCGCATGCTCTAACGTGAGCGTTTTTTTGTCATATGTGGAAGAGCGGCTGCTTGAGGCTTTGCAAGATTGGCTCAGGAACTATAAATTAAATTGGGGTGTAGCAGAAAATCAAGACAACAACAGTAATATACAAATTGAAGTTTTAAAAAACGCGATTAAAAACCTAGATGATGAGCTAAAAACCTTGGAAAAGCAAATGGATAATATTCACGACTTGCTTGAACAAGGAGTTTATTCCACCGAAAAATTCCTTGAGCGTTCAAAAATAATAAGTGATAGAATAAAGGAAGCAAAGCAAAACAAAGAAAAACTCTCACAGGAACTAGAGCGTGAAGAATTAAGGGAAAAAAGTAAAAAAGATATCATCCCTAAAGTTGAAAGAGTCCTTGAACTATATAGAAAAACCACTGACCCTGCATTTAAAAATGAGCTTTTAAAAGAAGTATTGGAGAAAGCAGTTTACAAAAAAACCGTCAACGGCCGCTGGCATCACAGGGCTGACGAGTTTGAGCTTATATTATACCCAAGGCTACCAAAAGAAGATTAAAAAAGTCATTGATAACATCATGGCACCGAAGAATTGGGCCACCTTGAGATGATTGGTACAATCGTTCATCAGTTAACAAGGGGACTATCTCCCGAACAGCTTGAAAAGCAAGGCATGGGCGACTACTTCATTGACCACGGGAAT